CGCCAACGTCTGAGCAGATTAACGACTTGCTTTGGAAAGAGATTAGAACAGACCGGCGGGCGCATAACTTGCCAGGGCGCGTGATGGAGATTCCTGAACTCAAATTCAAGCCTAATCATTTCGCCAAGGGTCGCGCTACGAGCGATAGTGGCGGCAAAGGCACAGAGCGGGTGCAAGGGCAGCACGGCAAATACTTGCTGTTCGTCATTGATGAAGCGGAAGGTGTTGCCGATTTTGTCTATGATGCGGTTGAGTCAATGGCAAGCGGTGGTATTGCGCTCGTGTTGATGTTGGCGAATCCTCGCACACGCACTAGCAAGTTTTACAAGCAGCGGGTGCGCAGCGATACGGTAAACTTTCGCATCTCTTGTGTCTATCATCCCAACGTTTTGGCCGATAAAGAGATTGTGCCTGGGGCCGTACGCCGTGATTACGTCAATAAGATGGTAGAAGAACACTGCGAGATTGTGGACGAACATGATCCCGATGGCCACACCTTTATGCTGCCGTGGCAACCTGGGGTTATCTATCAACCGGATGCAGAGTTTCTATTTCGTGTGCTAGGAATCGCACCGGCTAACTTATCCGATAAAACCTTTTTTCCGGTTGGCCGGTACGAATCCGCAAAGCTGCGCAAGGCGATAGACACAACCGGTCAAACAATCTACATGGGTGTTGACGTGGCGCGCTACGGCAACGATATGGGGACGTTGTACGTGCGTTTAGGCGATTTGTGTTGGCGCGCAAAGCAGTTCAGCAAACAAGACACTACGGTTTACAAGGAAGCTATCAAGGCAGAGGCTTTGCATCTGAAACGCTCTCACCCCACGGCTAAGGGCTTGCATGTGCGCATTGATGGCGGTGGTGGTTTTGGCGGTGGCGTGGTTGATCAGCTGCGTATGGATATGGAATTACGGGAAACCTTTGCCGATTTTCAGGTTATGGAAGTGCAATTTAACGCTGTTACAACCAAGCCAGATGCGTATGATAATTTAATCACCGAGATGTACGCTGAATCAGCCGAAAGCATCAAAGGATTAGCGCTACAAAGAGTGCCTGATGAGTTAGAAGAAGACTTGTGCGAGCGCCCGTTTGAATGGGTGAATCGTAAGGGGGTTTCAGTGCGGCGCTTGACTGACAAGGAAATCTTTAGAGATAGGTTTGGGCGATCTCCTGATGATGGCGACGGTTTTTGCTTATGCGTAGCGCCCGATTATTTATTTAGTATTCCTATCGTGCCATTTGTCCAGGGCAAAGCCCAAGGATGGAATCCAAGATGAGCTTTACTGATCATATTCGCAATTATTTCACCCGTGCCCGCCGACAACCCTTGCCGCCGGTCAGCATGCGCTTGCCTGGTGGCCGCGCCTCCGTGGACGCCATCGGCACCTTTCCCACGGCGAATTGGCTGTTGGTCTCGCCCGACAACTACGAGACGAATTGGCAACTGCTCACCATCGACTCCAAAGCTTTGGAGCGCATGGACCCGACACGGCTTATGGAGGTGCTAGCGGACCTCTCGCCGGAGGTATCGCGGGCGCTCTGGGACTTCTTGCGGATGTGCAATCCTGGCTGGGAGGTGAAAGCCTATCGCAAAGGTGGCGACACGGAGGACGAAAACGCCAAGGCTGCCATTGATGCGTTTATCAAGACAATGGAGATAGACCGGCGCTATGGCACGTTCGACGTGGTGATCGGCCGCCTCTTCACCGCTGCTTTTCTGCGCGGTGCATTGTGCGCTGAGTTGGTGCTTGATGAGAACGGCCGGATGCCGCTCGATTTGGCGATTCCTGACCCGTCCTCAATTCGCTTTCAGCGCAAAACCGACCCCGTGTTGGGGCAAGTGTGGCAGGCAGGGCAATGGCAGGCATTCAGCTTTGTAGTGCTAGACCGGCCCACGTTTTTCTACGTGCCGATTGACCCGATGGTGGGCAAGCCCTACGGCAGACCCTTGGCTGCACCGGCGCTATTTGTGTCGCTGTTTCTGCTGGGGATGCTCCACGACCTAAAGCGCGTCATCCAGCAACAGGGCTATCCACGGCTTGATCTGAGCGTGGACATTGAACAGTTGGTGAAGCTGGCTCCGCAGATTGCCAGTAATGCCCAGGCGTTCAAGCAATTCACCGGTGACATTATCGCCAGTGTCGAGGATGTCTATCGCCAACTCAAGCCGGATGATGCCTATATCCACACCAGCAACATCCAGGTGAACCGGCCTGTTGGCACGGTTGACGCCAACTTGGCAGGGCTAGACAGCATCATCACCATGCTCGAACGCATGGCCGTGCGCGCTTTGAAGACGATGCCCTTAATGCTGGGCGTCACCGAGGCGACCGGGGATATTCAGAGCAATAGGCAGTTTGAGATTTTCAGCGCTGGTATTCGTTCGATTCAGCATTACACCGAGACGATGCTGGGGCGCTTGTTCACCTTGGCCCTCGAAGCGCAAGGCATTCAAGCCGATGTTGAGTTTGAGTTTGCCGAGTTCAGAGCGTCAGAAGCGCTGCGCGATGCCCAGACCGAGCAATTGAAGATTCTCAACGAGAAAGAGAAGGTCAATGCTGGCTGGATCACCGACGATGAAGCCTCGGAAACCATCACCGGCCACAAGGCACAAGGCGTCAAAGCGGCACCGCCACCGATGCAAGCGCCAAACCAAGCGCCTGGTGCGGGGAATACGGACGGCCAACCGGCGCAAGATGCGCAACGGTGGATAGCCGAGATTGTGGCGGCGCGGGCAGAGGTGGCGAAAGCGATGGAGCTGGTGAGTTATAATGGCTATCATTGATCTGTGGGATTGCCAAAATGCAATCAATGATTTGTTGAATGATGATTACGATGAGGATTTTTTACGTCCGACGGATAATGCGATCAATGAAACGTTGCGACTATTGCAAGGCGTGACATTTAAAGGATGGCTATCTACGCTAGGTGACGGTGGAATTCGAGCAGAATGGCGCAACGGTAATAGGGAGATTCGCCTGCTTGTTGGTACACCATCAGCAGTTGCTACGCCAGTTTTACATAGCTACATCTATTACGATCAAGACAACGATTATGGTATAGACAATGTCACAACACCAGAACGGCTAAATGAGTGGCTAAAATGGCTGCTAGCATGAATCCCATTGACGCCGCTCTCTACCATAGCTTGTCTCGCCTACACCGCGCTTACGATGGCTTGCTTGGCGTGCGCGGCGTGGCCATGCCCAAGCCAAGCAAAATGCCGCTAACGGTCGAGATGGGCGACCATCTGACACCGGCCATCAAGGATGTCTACTGGCATCCACTGCGCAACGGCCTTAGCCAAGCGCCGGATAACACAGAGGACTTGCACGACTGGCTGCACCGCCAACTACGCAACGCGGCAACGTGGGCGGCGATTCTGGCACTACTCATGCGTTATTATCGCCGGTCAGCCAACTATGGCGGCGAAATTGCGCTTCGCAGACTTGGCATTGATGGCACATTTAACCTGACCGACGCCGAATCGCTTGCCATGCTAGACGACCGCGCAACGATGCTGACCACGGCTGGCAGTGACATCAACCTGATTGACACAACTGTTAGCGACCTAGCAACGGCCATTCCCGCAGCACAAGCATTAGGCGACGGCGCATTAATGGCAATCGGCGCGTACATCGCAGGGCGTGCGTTGACAAGGGCTGTGGGTATTGCTACGTATGAATCGCCTTGGGCGTTTAACCAAGGGCTAGGCATGACGTATCGCAACAATGGGATCGTTGAGATGATGTACGATGTCAACGGTATTGGATGTGAGGAGATTTGCGCACCGCTGCACGGCGAGACGTTTCCGGCGGATGCTGTGCCGGGGCATTTGAGTTTACCGCAGCATAGCGGCTGTGATTGCATTCATAGCCCTGTGACAGAGGGATGGAGTCAGCCTGAAATGATTTGGCTAGGGGGATGAGGTGAACACGAAAACCTTGGGCACAGACGAAAGCGCTTGGGTGAAGGCAGAAATCGAAAAATGCTTCAAGCCTAATTCTTTGGAAGTAACCGTCAAACACAAAGTCAATTACGGTGTGTCATTCTACGAAGTTACTATCACCGATGGCACTGCTTATGCACGCCAAGAAATTAACGAGAGCTATTTTGGTGGACCAAATCAAAACACTCTTTTTGATCGCATGGCGGCATCATTGGTGCAAACGTTTGCGGCAGAGCGCTATTTAGCGAGGTGAATGATGAAACCAACCATAACCAAGATAATATGTCCGCAATGCGCAAGTCACAAGACAGAATTAGCCAAGTGGGTGACATACACCGATGTCAAAACCCAAGACACCGAGTTTGGGCGTGAGCATCGATGTGTAGCATGTGGACATACATGGCAAATTATCGATTTGGTACATAAATTTACCGACCCGCGCCAAGCCCACACCGCTGATCCACGGGAAGCGAAACCGTTGTAATGTTAGATGAACGAATGGCAGGAGCTTATGAGCAAACTGACGCCACGCGAAAAACAAATCTGTGAAGCGATCCAACAGCAGCCTGGGCTGACCTACACCGGCATTGGTCAGCGCGTCGGGATAAGCAAACATGCCGTAAATTTTCACCTAAAGAACGTTTATTCTAAGCTGCAAGTCAACGGTAAAACAGCACTTGCCGTCAATCTGAGCAAAGGGGGTGATGGACGTGGTTAATTTTGCTTTTCAGGTGTGTTGTGTTATAATTTTTCCAGCCCAAATGTTCACAACACATCGTTTTCCATCGATCCAACAGCCCGAAAAATGTAGGGTATGTAGGGTATGTATAGTTATTGGCACACAAGACTTTTCTATAGGCTATATATAAATAGCAAAAATTTTTTTTTCTATATATAAGTTAAAAAGGGTACATACTATACATACCCTACATTGACCTACTACTTTAAGTAGCCTACTTAATCTAGTAAGTACACTCGAAAGGCGTTTCTCGCTACATTGTGAGAAACGCCTTTTTTATTTGCTCAGAAATGGTGAGCCATGACCGATGAATTGATTTATCCCTATCATGCCAAGGTTATCCAAATCCGCCAAATGGATTTGGACGCCATGTTAGAGATGGCAAAAAAGAAAATGCACGACCCGTCCATGATGGATAACATGACGCCGTTCTTCTGGTCGGCTGAGATCAGCAATGGGAATGTGGATTCGTACTACACACATATGTTGCCTTCGACGCTTACCAATTTTGCCAACGATGCAACCGCCGGCGTGAGTTTCCTCAACAGCCACCGGCACAATGAATTACCTTTGGGGCGCTCATTAAGGGGCGTGTACGAAGGTGATCGAGTGGTGGCTGACTTCTACACCATGCCGGGGCTAAACCTCAACGGTGTGACCACAGACGATTTCATTACCGGCATTAAGACCGGCTTGCTCAGTGATGTAAGTGTGGGGTTCACATCGGGCCAAATGTGGTGCGATGTCTGCAAGATGGACTATCGCTCTTGGGATTGCCCGCATATTGCCGGCGTGAAATATGAAATCCAAGGCGGCGGGCAAGTCACTGCTACGGTCGGCGTTGACAATGCGCGGTTGGCAGAGGTAAGCGCTGTGTTCGACGGCGCAACACCTGACGCCACCATCCTCAAGGCCACCCGCATGATTGAAGCAGGCGAATTGAAACCGGACGCGGTGCGGATGCTCGAAGCCCGCTACCGCATGAGTTTTACGACGAAGCGCAGTTTCGCAGGGGTTGACCTGCAAGGAGGCAAGAAGTTGGAACTGGAAAAAGTATTCGCCCAGATCCGTGAAGTTCTGGGCATTTCAGCAGACGCCGACGCCGTGGCGACGGTGGCCAGCCTGGTCGCCGAACGGGACCGGCTTGCGACGGAAAGCAAGGCATTTAGCGACCTCAAGCAAGAGTACGTGAAGCTTGAGGAACGCGCCAAAGGGCTGGAGGCACAAGCCCAGGATGGCGCGCAGTATCGCAGTGACTTGATCACCGAAGCCTTGGGTGAGGGGGTGCGCGCCTATGGTGACAAGTTCGCCAAAGAAACCTACGAGACGCTGCTGCACACCAGCCCGCTCGCCATCATCAAACAGATGAAGACGGACTGGGCCGTGTTGGGCAATGAGCGGTTCAAGGGTGGCCGCCAAACTGTAGACAACAGCCAAGCGCCGGATAAGGGCAAAGCGCCGGTTGCGGCTGTGCCGGATGCGGCGTTCAAAACCAAATAAGGAGCAACCATGAAACGCATACTGTCGCTACGCTTATCGACCGCTTTGCTCATTTTGGCCTTGGCGGTGACACCGGCGCTTGCTCAATCCGGGGTGAGCAACTTCACCAACGTCAAAACCAGCGGCTACACCGTTGCAGGTAGCTACTTGGAGAGCACGACCTATACCAAGGTTGGCACGTTTTTGCGGATGGTGCCCGGCTCAACCGTGACGGTGACGACGGATGGCACAATCACACCGACCGGCAGTTATCAGCCGCTTTCTAGTAGCGGCAACGTCCAGACGGCCAGCATTACCGCAGGCACAGCCGGGGATATTCTGTTCTTGGTCAACACTGCCAACACAACAATCACGATTAGCGATACCGGCACGCTCAAATTGGGCGGCAATCGGGCGCTTGGCCAGTACGACACGCTGACGCTGATGAGCGACGGCACCAACTGGATCGAACGTTCATATACGAATAACTAACAGCCGGTTGCCTTCTAGGCGCGCTGTTTAGTTTGTCTATTTTGTTCTTTTTTGAAAGGAGCCAACCGTGGCCGATCCACGCGCAAGCGTTATCTTCGCGGACGTGGGCGAATTTGAAGCCCTGACGTTCTCGATTGACAACAGCACAATTACGTATAGTTCCACCTCTGCCAACGGGAGCGCCAGCGTTGGCCTCGCCGTTACTCTCTCCGCCTCTAAGACCGTAGCCTTGGCCGGCGATGGTGAGCCGGTTGTGGGCAAACTCATCGAAGTCTTTGCGGACAACACCGCTACCGTCCAGGTGGGTGATGTCCTGGTGTTGCCAGGTGGCAACGGCGCGACGCTGACCCCAGGCTTGGCGATTGTGGGCGCCTTAAACGCCTCTAGCGCCAAGGGCTACATCCGTGCCGCGGCCTCTGGGACCGCCGCCGAACTGATCAAGTGCCGGGGGATCATTTTGGATTCCGGCACCACGACCGCTGTTGCTGTGTTGATGTAATTTGTCTAACTAAACCCGTCCGTTTGGTTAGTTGAAAGGAGCCAAGAAGTGACGATTGAAATCAAGACTTTGGGGACGCGGGAACTGGCCGAAGTTTTAAGCCGCCCAAACCCCTACGAAGTGTACAAAGACGTGGCGCAGCGCATGAAGGATGCCGGTTTTACCGAAAAACCGACCATGAGCCGCGTGTTGGAAACCCTGTCGCCAACGGATTCCGCCGACAAGAGCGGGTTGGATGCCTTTGAGCGTCTGCTGAAAGAGCGCGGCATTATCACTCGCACCGATCTCAATGCGGGTTACTGCGCGAGTGAATTTGGCATGTTTGCCCGCAGTTCAGTGGACAAAATGCTCTTTGCCGAGTTCGGTATGCGGCAATGGCGCAAAGTGGCCAACATGAATGTCGAGGAACGCGCTGTTTTGTTAAGCGATGATTCGACCGTGGGTTCCTGGGCGCGCCCGTGGGCCGATGCGCAGACCCCGCGCTACAGCCAACAAGTGGTAGCGCCCATTCCGCTGTCTGAACTTGTGGCCTTGACCACACCGATTGACAGTGACGCTTACCGCTCCACCTACCTGACCTATAGCGCCACGAACCAACGCCAATATCGCGTGGGTGAAGGCGCTGACATTCCGGTGGCGACCATTGCATCGGGCGATCAGTCCATTCGTCTGTACAAGTTTGGTCGCGGGCTACGCGCCACGTATGAGCAATTGCGCCGGGTGCGGGTGGATAAGTTGGCGACGTGGATCATGTGGTTGGCCATCCAAGCCGAGCTTGACAAAGTTGCCGCGGCGATTGACGTAATTGTGTCCGGCGACGGCAACAACAACGCTGCGACCAGCCACAACTTGACTACGCTCGACAGTGGCACAACCGCTAACAATCCGACGCTTAAGGCGTGGCAAGCGTTCAAAATGAAGTTTGCCCAACCCTACACGATGACCACGGCTGTGATGCAGGATACCATCGCCTTGCAAATCTCCCTGCTCAATACCGGCAGCGCCAACATTCCGCTCGTGATGGCTGGCGCGCAAGGCGGCTTGGGTGCAGCGTTGACGCCAATCAACCAGTTCAGCGACGGCATCCGCTACGGTTGGACCAGTGACGCCCCCGCCAACAAGATTGTCGCCATTGACCGCACCCGCTGTTTGGAGCATGTGATCGAGACCGGCTCGGAAATCTCCGAAATGGAAAGATACGTGACCAACCAAACGCAAGACATTGTGTTCTCGCAGGTCGAAGGCTTCGCGGTAATGGACAAGAACGCCAATAAGGTGATGGCAGTCAACGCCTAATTATTTGCGTTAAGGGGAAACACACATGGCTGAACGAATCAAGGTCAAAGCCGCTGATCCAAATCAGGTTGCTTTGTGGGAGAGACACGAGGATCACCCAGACGGTGAAGTGTTTGTCTCCGGGCGGCATGTGGTTGAGGTTGCTTTGACCACGCGTGTCCAGCGCTTGTTAAACAGTGGGGTGCTTGTCAAGGTTGAAGACGAAACGCCCGCAACCGAAGCGCCCGCACCCAAGACCAAGAAGGCCAAGTAATGTCTGTAACGCTCACGCCCGCGAACTGTGTCCAGCCCGAAGGCGAGTTGTTTCCGTTGCTCTTTCCAAACGATGTGTTGGAAGACTTGGTGAGCGGCTGGCTGGCCAAGGCAGTAGACGAAGTGGCCGCGCTAAACGTGACCAGCACCTACCATGATGACGCGGCGAAAGCCTATGTCTACTGGCGCGGCTACGATCACATCTGCTTGCGGATGGCGAGCGAGTTTGCCAGTAAGACCGTTCATAGTGGAGCCGGTGACGCCACGATCAGCCAAACCAATGACCAGCGCAAGTTCTTTCAGGAGCGGGCGTCATTCTGGCAAAGCCAGTTTTATAGCTACCAGCCGCCGACCGACGACCAAGCCGCAGCCGTCCCAGCCTTCTTTGGGAGAGCCAGAGCCAAGGTGAATTGTCTATGAGCCTGTGGGCCGACATTGACGAGTACCTGCAAACCCAACTCATTGCCGAGCTTGGCAGCGGTGGTAGCTACACAAGTCAAGTTGTACGCCAAGTCATCCTTGATGACATCATGGATTTCACCGGTGCCACCAGGCTTGATAACTATCCGGTTGTCTTGGTGCGCAGCAGCACGGCGACCCAAGCCCCAGGCCCGCATGGTGGGGGCAGTGCTCGCGTCGAGAACACCTACGACTATCAGCTTGTCGGCGTATTAAAGGCCACTGGCCAAGCGCAGTGCAAGCGCGACGTGCAGGAGATGCGCAGGCGGCTTAGAGAGTTCTTACGCACCCGTTTGGCCTTGGGTGGCTTAACGTCCACCGACGATGGCGAACGCGTGCAAAAGGTGACGTGGGGGCGTTCACTCCTCGAAGTGTGGGCGAATGAGAAACAACCGGGCACGTTCTTTGGCGTGACCGCAATGGAGTTCAAAGTAATTACGATCTAGGTGGACCGTCCTCCACTAGATTTGAAAGGAGCCATACATGCCTTTGTACGAAGTAATCGAAGGCGCAACCTATCCGTTTGGCGGGCGTGATTTACAACCCGGCGAAACGATAGATTTGACCGAGGGGCAAGCAGCGCCTTGGCTTGATTTGTTGCTCAAGCCGGTCGTTGAACCCAAGGGTAAACGCGCCAAAGCTCACACGCCAGATAGCGAGGTGAGCAATGTCGGATAATTCATTAACCGCAGCCATTTCCTTGGGCGTGCAGAGCGGCAAGGGATCAGCCGCCACCGCCTACAAAACCGCGCTGGCCACGGACAGCAGCGGCAATGTGAAGTTTGACACCCGTGAACCGAAATTAGAGCATCCGAGTGCCGTTTCCCGTTCGACCAAGGTCAAGATTGCGCAACAGCGCGTCGGCTATACGACGCCATTTGACGCCAAGTTTCTGTTGCGTCCCAACTTTATCGGCACGGTGTTGCGCGGCTTGGGTTTTGGCGTGGCCACGACCGGGAGCGCACCGGCCTACACGCACACGTTCACCATCGCCAACCGCAATGCGGGGGCGTGGTTGTCGGCCATCCTCTTGGATACCGACGATGGCGGCGGCAGCTTTGAACGCAAGTTCATTGATTGCAAGGCGACCAAATTGACCGTTGATGCCGGTGTGGACGAAATCACCTGCGACATGGCCGGAACCGGCTTAGTCGAAGGCGATAGCACTGGCTCAGAAACCAAAGTGGCCGAAACCACGGTCGAAATCTCGCCGACGTCTGGTAGCGCCACGCTGACCGTTGCGGGTAACACCGTAGCCAGCCCAATCCGTGGCAGCCAGTTGGACATTGAGCAGACGCTCGACGAAACCGACCGCGTGTTGTTCAGCAGTGTGCGCAACAGTTTGCCCCAACAAGAGATCGGCGTCAGCGGGATGATCAAGGGTGTTGACTTTGATTACGGCACCTATGAGTGGTACCGGCGCGTTGTGCGCGGCGGCACATCGGCCACAGCACCGACCCTAACCCCCGCCAGCGGTACGTTGACCTACAACTACACCAGTCTGACCAACATCCCGACCGGTGTTGTCCCTTACAAATTTCAGATTACCGTCCCCAGCATCTACTGGGAATTTCAGGACGTGAAGCGCAGCGGGAACAACCTGGTGCGCGGCGATCTGAAATGGACCATGATCGACGACAGTAGCACCCCGGTGTCTATAGTAATTGTCAACGGCCAATCTTCGTACGCCTAAAGACAGGCGCACCCTTCCGTGAACGAAAGAGCGAACATGGAAAACAACACCATCACCCTAACCAAAGAAGACGTGCTGAGTTCGCTAAAAACGACACTCAGCACGTTGCGCGCCGTGAAACCGGAGGATCGCTCCGGCATCGACCGGCGCTATGCGGTGACGATTACCGAATTAGAAAAAGTGTTCGCCTATTTCTACACCTATATTTACAGTCAGGAGGCGAACAAAGAATGAACACAATCACTAAAGAGCAAATCCAAGCCATTATGGATAATTGCCACTTTCAAACAGGCAGAATCGGCCAAAAAAACACTGTTGTCTGCGCCATTCTCCCTAACGGATTCGAGATAACCGAATCTAGCGCCTGCGTTGATCCCGCCAACTATAACCAGGAAATCGGTGAATCCGTCTGCAAAGAACGGATTGCTAACCGTATTTGGCAATTAGAAGGTTATCGATTGCAGTGTCAGTTAAGCGAAGGTGGCACGCAATGAACTGGAACTGGCAACAAAAAGCCTTGGTGGAAGCGGAATTCCCGACCGGCGCGCAAGTGCGGCTTACGCTGGGCAGCATCAGCACCTACGAGAAGGGTGTATACAATGCCCTGCTTCAAGAGGCGCGAAATCTTGTCAAAGAACGCTACGGAGTAGAGGTTGAAATCTATCTCGCCCATGATAACCCAGAACGGATAAGCGAGTGGAGTGCATATTATAACCGCGCCGTCATGCTGGCCACCTTGCTCAAGGTCGAGGCTAGAGAAGATGCCAACGCCGAATGGGAAGTGACCGAACTGCCTACTGAATGGCGCAACATTGAAACCTTTGCCAAGGCAATCCCAATCGACCTGGCGAACCAGTGGCTAGTAGAAGCCCAAAATTTAAACCCAGGTCAGTTTCTCGTGCGTCCTGGCGATGACGAAAAAAAAAGCGTCAGGGTCAGCAGCAGCAGATTGCCGAGCTAGTCCAGGCGATTCTAGACGCCGAAGCCGAAGCCGAAAGCGAAGACGATAAGGGCTTGCCGTCTATCGCTGAACTCGAAGCAGAAGCGGCGTTTTTGGAAGCACAATACCTGTGCGATCCGGCTTCACTGGAAATCTTTACGACGTGGTACACCTTGGGCGGGGCGCAGCATGGCGTCAGTCCGATGGAAGCGGCGAGTATGCCGGGGTTTTTACGGCATGACTTCACCGCCATCCTAACCATACTAGGCAAAGAACGCAGCAAACGCAAGCGAGCGAAACGTAAGGCAAAGAAGAAATGACCGCACCTTCCATTGTGGCCGGGGCCACCAAGGGCGTTGACGGGGCAAATACGACCGGCACGACCGTCACAACACCAACCTATAATACGGGTGACGCTATCTTTGTGCCTTGCGCTTCTGATCCGACTAGCCAAACCTTTTCGATCACGGGCTTTTCTGCGCTTTATGCAGCGACAGACATTCCGGCCACATCACCCACCGCCACAGCCGCTTTACTCTACAAGGAAAATGCCAGTGGTGAGCCGGGGAGCTACACATTAAGTGTCGGTACCTCTGAGCGCCAAGCCTGGCAGGCATTTGCGGTCACCAACTACGGCGGCATTGGGGCGCAAGGCACCAATAACTCTGGCAGCAGCGCAACAGCGCAAATTCCCGCTATTACGACCACAGCCGCTAACAGTCTGATTGTTGCCGTTATTTTCGCTGACCAGATCGGCACGCCCTTTGGGGCGGCAACTGGCTATACCAAACTAGATGAAATTAGCGGGACATCGGCGGCGAGTGTGGCGGTATATTACCAGACGGTGGCGACACCCCAAACGATTGCCGCTGAGAATGTCAGCATGACGAATGAGCAGTGGTTGGCGGTGGTTTTTGAGATTAAAGCAATTGTAACAGCAACGGGACGTTCAGCGTTTCCGGCGCTCTTTCAGCCGGTCTTGGGCGGAGGTCTATTAGGGTAAATTATGCGCCAAATTTCGACAAATACGCTGTCAAATCAAAATATCGCAACCGCCTTTAACGCGGCGACCTATACCGCCGACGCCGATCGTTGGCTTGTTGTCCGTCTGTTTGCTGATCAAGTGGCCGGCAACGGCGCTTATAGCGCTTATATCACGATTCAACGCTTGGGTACAGGCAGCGCCTACGAAGTGCAGCCACGCACCACGGCAACAGTAGCCAGTGGTGTGACCGCCATTGCCTTTGTGACCATCCCCTTTCCGGTCAAGAATACGGATGTGGTTAAGGTATACATCCTGGGCTTGGCTGGTGACACAACCACACCCGACATCACGGTTGGGATTTGGGAGGATGACGGGTTACGCCCCACGACCGCAGACCGCACGCTAGATGTATCCAGTGGCGGCGAGGCGGGGGTTGACTGGGCCAATGTGGGCAGCCCAAGCACCAGCGTAAGCCTATCAAGCACAACAGTTGGCACGGTCACAACGACAACCACGGCCACCAACGTGACCACCGTCAACGGCTTGGCGAGTGGCGTGATCACGGCAACCAGCATCGCCGCCGACGCCATCACAGCCGCCAAGATTGCCGATGGCGCAATCGACGCCGCGACGTTTGCCGCCGGTGCAATTAATGCCGCAGCCATTGCCGCCGATGCTATTACCGATGCCAAGGTTGCCAGTGATGTGACCATTGCCAGCGTGACCGGTGCCGTGGGGTCTGTGACGGGCAACGTAGGCGGCAACGTGGTTGGCTCAGTGGGGAGTGTAACCACAGTCAGCGACAAAACCGGTTATTCGCTTTCTACAGCAGGCATACAGGCCATCTGGGACCGGGCAGTTAGCAACCTGACCACAGTCAGCAGCATCGGCAAGCTGATTGTGGACAACCTCAACGCCACGATTAGCAGCGTGTACAATCGGCTTGGCGCGCCAACCAGCGCCGACTTAGCCACCGACATTGCTGCGCTCCAAGCGGACACCGACGACATCCAGACCCGCTTACCCTCTGGCCTGAACAGCGGCAACATCACGGCGCATGTGGTCAGCATCGCCAACAACGCGATTACCGCAGCAGCCATTGCCACCAATGCCATTGACGCCGATGCGTTGGCGACCGATGCGATAACGGAGATTGGTACGGGGATCAGCGTGTCAGCCCCAACCGTGGACCAAATTGACACCAAACTGACCGCCATGCACGGCAGCGGCGCATGGGGGACGGCGACCGGCTTTGCGACGCCAACCGATGTGGATGACTCCACAGCGACGCTTGTAGCGTCTATCGGAGCGCTGAACAACCTTTCCGCTACCCAAGTTTGGGCGGCTGGCACACGCACGTTAACCAGCGGCGGCGCACCGACAACAACCGAGATTTGGAGCGCAGCCACGCGCACGCTGACCAGCCCAACCCCAGGCAGCACCACGCCACCGGCCATCTCTGGCACAACCTTAGCCATCAAGAAAGCCACGTCTTTCGATGTGACCGTTACGGGCATGACCATCCCCAGCAACTGGAGTAAAGTCTACTGGACGGTGAAGAGCAGCACCGGCGACGCCGACAGCGCCGCGATTCTGCAACTGGTCAAGACCAACGGCGGGGCAGCGGGCGATGGCATGATCCGGTTGAACGGTGCAGCGAACACCGGTCACGAAAGTGAAGGGTATTTGACCGTCGATCAGGCTGGCGGCAACGTGACGATTGCCATTACGGACGATTACACGGCCCTGATCAACGCCAGTACATACACGTCAGACTTCAAGGTCATCACCGACGCAAGCAAAAGCACGCAACTTGCGATTTGTCCGGTGGTGGTTGATAGCGCGGTGACGTTGGCGGTGAGCTAATGATAAATCTCGAAGCGCAAGGCGATCCGTTTGAAAGTTTAATACAGTTTGTCAAGGCCATCATCGCACCTGGACCAAATGAGACACGGTCAATTGAAGAAGCCGTGCGCGCCGGCTTTGCGGAAAATTTCGCCAACGAAAGCAGCGGAGACGGTAGTAGTTGGACGGCACTCGCGCCACGCACGAACGTAGACCGGCAAAGGCGCGGCTTCCCGACCGTACACCCGATCTTGGCGCGCACCGGTGGTTACCGTGCGAGTTTCACCGTGATGGGCGCGGCCAACAGTCTGTCGGAGGTCGAATCGTCCAGTGATGGCTGGGCACTGTATGTTGGGTCGAGTGATCGCAGACGCATCCTGGAAAAGGGCGGCACAACCATCATTCAAGGCAAACAGGTTTATATCCCGCCCAGACCGGCAACGCTTTTATCTGACCAAGCGGAAAGCAATATCGCTAGTGTGATTGAGCGCGTGATCGCCCAAATCGAAGATCGGACTTTGGACGGGTAAATATGGCCGACCGAACCCTGACCTATGTGGTGAAAATCGACTCCGCTTCTGCCAGTGCGCAGGCGGCGCAGTTGCGCGCCATCTTTCAAGATCAGCTAAAGAACGTTGACTTGTCGGGCGCATCCAAATCCGCCCAGACCGCTGACGCCCAAGCGGTAGCCGCGGCCAAAGCCGCCGCGCAAGAGCGCATCCAGGCAGCCAAGGCAGAGACAGCGGAACGCACCCAGGCGGCGCGGGCGGCGGCGAATGCTGAAATCGAAGAAGAGAAGCGGGCGACGGCGGCATTTAAGGCCGAACTCCAACAGCGTACGCAGGCCGCACAGCAGCAACAAACTACACCCCGGCCATCGCCAACAGGGGGACCGATAGGCGGCGGCCAGAGTTTCCTTGGTAACTTGGGTGGCGCAGTGGTAGGTGGTCTCGCTGGTTATTTGTCCATCCAGGGCGCGCGGCAGATTGCGCAACAAGCGGAAGCCTTTGCCGATTTTGGTACGCAAGTTAGACGCACCGAGGCGAGCTTTAAAATCCTTTCTGGCAGTGCAGGCGAGGCGGAAGCACGCATCAACGCCATCAAAGCAGCGGGCGGTGGCGCGGTCAGTGAATTGCAGGCGATGGAACTGGCCAACCAAGCGGTATCCCTGCACTTGGCAAGCACAGCGCAGGAATTTGGCAACCTGACCAAAGCCGGTAGAGAAATTGCGCTTGTTTCGCCCGTGATCCATGATGTGCAAGGGGCGATCAGTGAGCTTGGTTTGGCGGCGGCAAATCTAAGCTATCGGCGGTTGGATCAGCTTGGGCTAAGTGCGACCGAAGTCAAAGACCGGATGAAAGAGTTACAGGCGGCGAACAGTGGCCTGGATGACTCACAGGCGTTCTTGCAGGCGTCGATTGAGACATTAGACAAAAAGTATGGCGATCTACTAAAGACGCAAGAGGCGCAAGCATCGGGCGTTGAAAAATTAAGAATTGCTTTCCAGGATTTGTGGGCGGAGATTTCCAAAGGGCCAGTAGGAAAAGGCGTTGATGCAGGCATAGGTAAGACCGCCGACTTTGTTCAGGGCGTTATCGATGCCGCTAAATCTCGGCTAGGCCAAACCGCGCCGCGCGACGAAGAATTACGCGCCATTGACGCCATTATCGATCAGTTCAAGGGTAAAGCCGATCTTGGCATCTCCGGCGCAGCGGATACGGTTGACTTTTTCACCCGTATCAAGCAAGGCGTAATTGATGCCAACAAAGCAATTGATGATGGTGTGCCAAGCGCGCAGACCTACAAAGACACCCTTTTGGGTATCGGAGAGAGCGGGGTTGATTCTTGGGGCAAAGTAAAGGCGGCTGCTTTAGATGCCTTACAGAGCACCGAAAGAGAATTAAAGAATACACAGAACTACAAGGCGCTCGATAATCCGGCAGTTGCTAATGCCCAAATCGATGCACTGCGCAAGGCTCGCCAAGACCGCTTAGACAAGCTGATCGAGCCGGTCAATACGCTGGGCAATAATCTAAAAGACATTGGCCTTGATAACTTCTTTGAGCAACTCCACGAGGGTCTGATTAAATCCGCCGAACTCACGGCCAGCGAGACAAATAAGGTAGCGGAGTTGCGCGCCGAATTAGTCAGTATCGGTGATACTGTCAAGGGTAGCAATGGTCAGATTACCGAAGCACAGCGCCAGCAAGTAGACGCCATCAACCGGCAAATCGAAGCGCTAACGCGGTCCGCTGAACTCAATAAAAAGCTACAAGAATCCTCTACGCCTAAAGCGCCAGGGCAAGACCTCGACGCCATCTATCAACGCCTCAACGCCATCGTAGCGCAGACGCGGGGCGAGTTTGACCAACTAGCGAACAAGGCGCGAGAGTATGGCGACGCCATTGCGCAAGCAGGCAGTGCCAGCGCTGACCAATTGGCAGGCATTGAGCAACTCGCCGCCCAAGCCAACCAAGCCGACTTTAGCCGCGTCGCTAACTCTTTACGTGAGTTGAATAGCGGTTCCCTCGACGCCATTCCCGGCATTGATAGCTTGCGGGACAAGCTAGCGGGCTTCTACGAGACCTTGGCGAGTGGGCAAGGGTTGACATCGGCACAGGCGGCGGAATTTGCCCAATTGACCGCAGAAGCCGACGTGCTAGGCGGGTCCACATCGGCATTGGCAGCGCTGCAAGACCAGCTTGGCTACTCCTTCCTAAACAGCCATGAATACGTGGCGGCGTTAGTCCAACAAATCGCCAACCTTGAAGCACTCTATGCCGGCGGCCAAATCGGTGCTGACCAGTTTGCGGGTGGCATGAATGCGCTCACCGGCGAGCTAAACAGTCAGTTGGTTGCGGCGGGTAGACTCACACCGGAACTAGCGCGCTTGCTCACCATGCTGAACGCCGTGAAAGCGGCCGCAAGCGGTGGCAGTTTCGGGCCACCCGCGCCGGGGCAGTTCTTCGGCGGCTTCGGGGGCGGCGGCACGGTCAACACCGGTTCAGCGGGCTATCTGGCGGGCCAGGCACAAGCGCAAGCAGCAGCGGCAGCAGCAAGGGCCAAGGCCGATGCCGGGGCCAGGGCAGAGGCGATTAAAGAGCAAGAAAAGGCGCAAAAGCACGCAGCCGGGGCCGCGCAAAGCGCGTTCGAGGATGCCGCCAAGGGGACCCAGAAAGCCTTTGAAGCCGTGGTTGACGACATGCGCAGCGCCCTGCAGAAGGTCGAGGGTCTGTTCAGTCCGTCCAAAGTGACGGCTGAGGATATGGCGCTCAGTAAGGCCGGTCTGTACACGCCGAAAGCGGATGAGCTGTTGCGGCAGGTCAAGAGCGCAGCGGAAAATCCCGCGGACCAGGCGCGCTTTGCTTCGCAAATTGCCCAGGCGCGCGAAGCGCTAAACAAAATCGGCGTGGCCCCGGCGGAAAACATCAAGGCGATGGCGGCGCAATTAGAACAGGCTTGGTCCACATCAGCACTATTCAGCAACAAAGACAACCTCAAGCTGATCAACGCCGATGCCGTGAAGTTCCAGCTAAACTTGGCCGCTAAAGCCAAGGAAGGCCAAGAGAACATCTACGAGTACTTTGGCGCAACCTTGGATGGGGTCAAAGAGAAGTTTGCGGCCAAGGATCCAACCATTGTTGATGCCGTGGCGTCCGAGTTGCAAGGCAGTCAGGACAAGAACCT